GGTATCACAGGCTCGCCATGATACAACTTATTGGTATTGCCGTTTGCAATTTCATAAGCGGAGTATTGGGTCATACCAGTGGAATTAGAGGCTCCGCCCTGTTTGCTTAAAGGACGAAGGCCAAAGCTTCCATTAGAATTAGCCATTTAGTTTTTCTCCTGGCCCTCATTTTGAGGACCTCCAAAAGTTACACGAGATTGCCGGTCAGGTGTACTGATCGGCATGGCTGGATGCTGTTCACGAGCTAAGTCGTTATCAACAGCCGCCATTTGATTGCGAGTCATGCCCCGATAGTAATCGTTGCGTTCCTCGGCAATCTCAACCGGAATTCTTGCAAGCAGAAGACCACCTACGCCTATAACACCAGCATGTTTACCGTCTTCGATGGTTGGGATATCAAAATCAGGAAATTCATCACCACGCACCAGTTCGTACCCCTCTCGGGAACGTGCTGCTACGTTTTTACGGTCATCAAATCCCATAACTTCGGACCTTATCCAACGATGTTTGTAACCCTCTGGAGCGGGTGGTGCGTCCAACATGGACGGGGGCTTCCAAGGTTCCCTGCGTGCTTGCCCTGCACGAGTTTGGTTGGCTCTTGGCGTTCTCGTAGACTCTTGGCGAGTTGTGTTCTCAGTAGTCATGGTCAATCCCTCACATATTTTGCATATTCTTCAAGAGGCACATTAAGCCTCTTAGCGATAGCAACTTGTGAGGCACTAAGCCGCACAGTTTTTCGTCCACTTCTATTGCGGGATCTGGAAGATTCAGCTGACGCAACTTTTCTTCCACCCGTAGGTTTCGAACCAGAATTCAGTTTCTGAGGAAACTCACTTCTCATTCGTTTATCAAGCTCATCATAGTAATCATTGGAGGTTGGGTCAAACCCTTCATCCTCAATTAAACGTCTGTGAACCCCAAATGCTGCGTATGTCATAACTTCATCCTGGCCAAACCAGTCGTTCTTGGACGCCCAGGCCTCTGCTTTGGGATCAGCAACCACTGCCGGCTGGGGCGGAACAGGTGCCTGAGCCGCTGGAGGATTGGCAACATTTTCCCTATTTATTTCGTTTGATTTAACCGATGTCAAACGGGATTTTTCAACAGAAAGATTGGACAAGGCCTCCTGGGCCTCTACCATTGCGTCCACATCCCCTGTCTCGTGAGCCTCTTTTAAGACTCTTTTAGCAGTATCAAGTTCGCTATCAACGCGACCCTCAAACTGCTTGATAAAACCTTTGTCCAGCTTATCAAGTCTGTCTTTAAGGTTTTGGTTTTCCTTCTGAACGTTTTCCGCATACTGGATAGCGGTCTGCTTCTGCCGCTCTTCCTCTCGAAAACGCTTGGTTAAATCCCCTATCCTGCCACGGACATTGGTGCTGTATTCTTCCAGTTCCTCATCAGAAGCGGTTTCCTGTACCTCTACGGGCTCAGAAGCGGTTTCTTCCGGTTTCGGGGCCTCTGGGGAAAGATCTATTTCTGTGGCTTTCTCTTCGCCGTCTCCGACATCAATATTGGCTTCATCTAGTTCAGGTGGCATGGCTTTTCCTCCATGGTTTCTTTCTTCTTT